GTGCCGTTGTTGGCGATGCCGCCAGGCGGGAGGAATCTCCCTCCCCCGCGGGCCGCGCACCGGACCAGCGAGAAAGGCTGCGGTGCTCGACTGGCTGGCGTATCGAGATCCTGACACAGGAGAGGCGCTGCTCCAAGTCGAGGTAGCGCGGTTGAGCGGTGTGGCGCAAGGAGCGGTCAGCCGCATAGTCAGATTGGGGGCCTAATGAAAGTCGAGTTTGAAACTATTGGTGACGGCACGAACATCCAGGTTAGACTGATCGACGACTTTGGCGTCCGAGACCACATTTACACAGCAGACCATCGGGGCGGCATCCATTACGGAGAGGAAAGGGCTATTCCAATCTCTGCCCACCAACTTTTCCGATGGGTCGAGGAATCGTGGGCTCCGCCGATCATTGGCGGGAAATATGCCCATCTTCACCCCTATTGGTATGAGCGGGGAGAGTTCCGGTTGAGGCCTTACGGATCGTGGGTGCGCCATCGCTACTCCTTTGAGTGCAGACCGGAGTTCCTTTCAGGGCAGGAGGAGCCGCTGTGGACTTTCGTGGTGGTGTGACATTTCTGAATTTTCTTCTTGCATCGTTGCAAACTTTCCGCTATGATTCTTCCTGTGACGCCCTCCCCCACCACCGGCCAGCCAGCGGCTTCCCCCCAGACTTTTCGTCTCGATCCGTGCCCCAGCAAAGTGTTTTCCTGGATGGAACACAACCCATCTGCCCCTGAGATACGTGACGAGATTACCAACAGACTGGTTCAACCCGCCGGTCCTACGCTCCACATCAGATACCGGTACAACGGTGCCGAGTGGGTTTTCTTCCCCGTCAGTTTGGAAGAGGCTCGGCAGGTGATGAACCCAGGCGCCGCTTACGATTACTCGATCGGGGCGGCTTTTTCGTCGATTATCAAGGCACACAAATCGGGGCGCCGAGTGAAAACCGGCGAGCGCCAAATCACCAGGGCTCAGCGCGAACAGATCGAGCAGCGCGCCGGACGGAGGTGGTTGGCGTGAGCGGATATAGTGAACTTATCTCCGGTCTTACCGCCAAAGAGCGCCAGGAAATCTTGCGACGGCTCAAACGCGGTCCAGCCCTCCCCAAAGCAGAGCTGATCAAGTACGCGAACAAGTTGCGCCGGGAAGTTCTGGCAAAGAGAAAGCAGGTAGAAGATTGAGCCCCCGCCCCCGACTCCCCCGAACCATGTGGAACGACGACAGTATCCGTGTCGAGGTCAAGGCCGCCAGCCTTGCCGACGAACCCGCCAACGCGGAGGTCTTCGAGGCTTGCCTGGGCGAACTTAACGAGATTAAGTTTCGCCTAGTGTTGGGCTGCTATGGTCCCGGAACAGTGACAAAAAACAAGGCGCGATATTATTGGTTGTTGGGTGAGAGTGCGACGATCCACTGTAAAGACTTGGAAACCGGAGATTGGTTTCGGGAACAATTGCTCGCGTGGTTAAAGGGTCTTGACGGTGTCCGCTTGGAGCGAGTTGAAGATGCGGAGGATGTGTAATGATGCCTCCTGCTGTTTGGCAACCGTTACGATATCTTGGAACTGGTGTTGATTGCAAAATTGGAGGACACCCCTCATGCTTAACGATGATGACTTTATTTCTCCTCACCGAATGGTCCAGCGCGCTGGTGATTTCTTTGAACTCCGCGAAGAATTCCGCAAGCAGGCCTTGGCATCTCTTCGCCGCCGTGAAGGTCTTCCCGATTCCGAGCGCTGCCTTGGGGCTTTCTATCAGCGCGAGGATGGCGCGTTCTATCGTGAGCCGCCAGGCAGAGAGACTGTTCTCAACACCACTCTCTACCCGAACGGTAAGGGTGGTTTCAGCCAATGGGCTGTGGGCACACGGAAAGGATTGTCCATAGGAGAAGCCGAGAAGAACTGGGGCCAGTCCGTCCAATTCGACATCCTCGAAGCGGCTGAGGACGGCAGCAAACTCCAAGACGAATTGCTCGACCTCAACCGCGACGCCGGAAAGTTCGCGATCGCCGCGTGTGTTTCCCATGGTGAAGCGTCGGAGCAGGCGCCAGGCTTCGAGATATACGGCACAAGCGACGAGGAAGTGGATTCCCGACTCCAGGAGTATCTGAAACGGGGGTTGAAAGATGTCTGATCACCAACTCTGTCCTGATTGTGAGCATCCCACAGACACCGTTCCTTGCCCATCCTGCGCTGAATGGCGCGAACAAAAGTTCGCTCGTATGGACGACGAGTGGCAGGATAAGATAGCTCAGCGCAAACGGTTCCGGCCCATGAGCGCGATGTCCGGCGCGGACTTCGGCGAGGCGTGCGCGGATATGGAAAGGTCACTATGTCTCAAGAAATCGAATCCGTAAAGCCAGCCATATCGGTCATCATCGACGACGGCGACTGGATCATCAACTCGACTGGGCCGTATAGCAAGGTTCTGTCACAGGCCGTCCTTCCCCTCGCCGCTGGTGCGCACAAAGTGATTCTCACGGTCGATGGCGAGACGAGAGTCATGAAGCGGAACGGGAATGGCGCGAATGCGTCGGTGCCGAGTCCGCAACCCGCGACGAAGTTCACGAGGGAACACATGCAGGCGGCAGCGATCTCTGAAGCGTATGCGGGTGAACCCGACATTCAAGATCAGTTTGCCGCCGACTTAGACGCCGGGCGCACCGGTGAGGCGGCTACCGGTGAAGTTCCCTCCCCCACACCCGGCCCGAGCGATCCGGTGAAGATTCCCGTTGCTCGGCGCAAGCCTCAGATATTCCAGGACGCCGCTGCCCCGCCTTCCCCCGAGTTGGCTGAAGTTGAGATGGATCGCCTGCTTGCCGAGGCGGCGCAGGCAGAGAAGGACGCGGCCAAGGTCGCTGAGGATCGCAGGTTCCAGGCTCAGCAGGCCGTTCAGTCCGGAACAGATCCTATTGAGACCGAAGCTGAGGCCAAGCCCGCGCCGCGTAAGCGCGAGCCCCGCGCCTTGGCTACCGTGGGCCGGGCCTGTGGACGTTGCGCCGGCGCTGGTCAAATAGTAGGCGAAGCTGGATTTGCAGGATCGTGTCCTGTTTGCCACGGTGAAGGGCAGACTCAGGTGTTTGCTCGTGGCCCGAAGTTCAGGTAGTGCGGGGATTGTGGTATCGTAAAGTTGCAAACCAAAGGGGATATAACTCGAATGGGCATCATCGCTGATTCCGCGCTCCCCCACTGCACTAATCCGCAGCATCCGGCGGGTATGCCGACGCGCATGGTCTTCCTTCAGACCAAAGATCACGCGCATGTATTTGGTTGCCAGGCTTGCCGCGACGTGAATCGCAAGCTCTCTGTACGGGTGATGACCGACCAGTTCTACAAACGAGAAGTCCGGAAGGCGCTTGCCGCTGAGAATCGTCTCCCTGGCCCGCTCCGCCGGCACCAGCGTACTCCCGGAGAACTAGGGCTCATGAGAGAGATGTTTCTTGACGCTGCTCGCGCGCGCAGGGAGGCCGATACGTTTGATTGGGATTCTGGTCATCGGCGCACAAAAGACGGCAAGTACGAGTTGGTTGAATACCGCGAACTTTCCGGCGGCGCGGTTCAGATCCAAATGGCGATCAACGGCAAGCTCTGCCCGCAAATGGATGACCACATTGCGAGCCGGGAAGAGTTTCGTACCGAGGAAGCATATTGGCACCGCGTAGCCCGTGGTTCTGAGACGATGCTTCATCTCTATGGCGACCCAAGGAATCCGTTGACGCCTGAAGAATCGGCCCAGCGCGAACAACAGACTTATTAACCGCATCTGAACTGAAAGGATCATCAATGTCCAGACTCGCAGCAGTCACCACAGGTCAGCCAACTCAAGGCCTCGGCGCCGCACCAGCTCGCCAAGCCGTCGCCGCCGCACCAGCTCGCCAAGCCGTCGCCGCCGCTGTAGCTCCGCCAGTTCCGGCGCGGCAGCACGCCTCTCCTCTCGAAGCCCAGCGCGCCGAGGCAGAAGCGGCTGAGTTGTTGGCCGATCTCAAAGCCTTGGGGCATAAGGAATCGGCACAGCCTGCGGTTACCGATGTAAACTTCCGCGGTCCCTACTCCTCCGCTCGCGCCGCGGCGACCGCCGCGTGGCTGTCGCTCTCAGCGACGGAGCTGGAGGTCAGGAGTTACTTTCGTGCGATTGCGGTCCCCAGCGGCCTGGAGATGCTGTCGAAGATGCGTCACCAGTGCGATCTCGCTGCGCAGACCCTGCAGGGCCGGATGGATGAGAGCAACACGGAGCGTTGTTCGGGCTGCGGGAAAACACTTGAAGAAGTCCGGAAGACGCAATTCATTATGCAGGGCAGCGAGGTCGATCCGGAAACCGGAGTGCCGATGCCTTACAGGTATTGCGGTGTTCAGTGTGTTCGCGAGCGTAACCGCGAGAAGATGCTGCCGCCAGAAGAGCGCAACAAGCTGCGGTTCGACGGGCAGCCTGAAGGGGACATTCGGTGAACCGGTCGGGTTCTCACATGCGCACCCCCCACCGAAACACTCATGTCGGCGCTCTCCGAATGTGAGACCGCCGATAACTGCGTTATCATTTTGCGCCATAAGCGGGACATCTCGTGGCATGAGACCACACCGTCAACTTCCGACCTGCTCGGACTACTGGAGTTCGTACTGACTATCGTAAAGGGCAGGCTTATGCGCGACGAGATGACAAGATCAGAGGAGGATTGATATGAGGAAGTTTGTAGGCAGCGAAGAAATAGTCGGAAAGTACGTTGCTCCCAACGGAAGGATGGCTATCTTCAATCAGGCGCGTCCACGGACAATAGAGGAGAAGTCTCACACGTTTAAGTCCGTGCTTTCGCATAAGCCGCGGCCCAGTATTATACGCGGGTGGTGGAGCGCCATTATGCTGGAATGGGAAGTCAGGAAGTTTTGTTTCTGGCGCGATCAAGCTGTGAAGGTTACTTTGCCAGAAGGCGACTCGCGAGACAATGGAGCCACGCGGCGCATATCTATCGCGGACCTAGCCAAGATTCGGCCTTCTGTGCTTACATCCATTGAAGGGCCAATGTACGTAAAATCGCCGCGTGGTGCGACTCTTGCTGTGCTGATTTCGACAAACCAATGGGAAGCATGGAAAAAAGAGATGGAGAAGTGACAGGAAATGGAGGGCGAATGAAGGATCTTTTTGACAAACCAATTTCCGATTTGGACATCCTTTTGAAGGATCTCGGCAGCTTATCTACTTCCGATTTGCTTGCTATCGATGGGCCGAAGTTCATAATTGACCGCAGTGGGGCGGCATTGGCTGTTATTATCTCACCCGATAAGTGGAAAATGCTAAACCATCCCATACCCGCAGTGAAGAGTAATGGGGTTACGAAATTTTATGCCGGCGCCCAGACATACCTTACGATTCCTGTCGAGAACATTGGCCGTGGCGTAACTCTCTGGCAGGCTAAACCTTCAACTGGGTTGGAGATCATCACACTCCGGTCGCGAAAGAAGGTCAGTCAATGAGCCAAAAGTATAAGCAAATCCTCTGCGAGTCGGTCGAGAAGCTAACTCTTCAGCCAGGCGACATACTGATCGTCCACTCTCCCGAAGCTATGTCCACTTTTTTGGAGATGACTCAGGCCGGCGTCGGTTTCACTCCTTACGCGAACCCAGTCTTGCTCGTCCCCGGCGGGATTGAGAAAGCAACGAGGCAGGAGCTAATTGAAGCTTTGTCGGTAATTGATCAGTCGGCAGCGGATCGGTTGAAAGAGACAGAGGGGGTCAGCCGGATCATCACGGACTTGAATGCGCCAGTTCTGAAGAGAGTGCAGTGACGCTCTACGATACGATCTGCGAAATCTGGCCGCAGTATCGCCGTGGGAGCGAGCGTACTCATCGTGAGGTAGAGTGCCGGTTCGTCGCCAAGTATCCACCTACGTTGCCTAGTTACAAGCCTGTGTTGGGTATGCCAACTGAGGGACCAGACCCTTTGCATCTATGGAAAGAGAGTTAGCCGTGGATTCCGTTTCTCCAGTTCTCACCTCTGCCGAAGTTCCTGCTGAGCAAGTCATTGCGCTCGACCAGCCAGAGTATTTCCCGATCATTGTGGCGCGGGTGGTGTTCTCGGATGGGGCGAAGATCTCCCTCACCAGGTTTCGCTTCACAGACACAGAGCGCGCGCTGATCGCCGCCGGTGCGGATCTGATCCTGGGCCAGCCGCATCACGGGGCTTGGATGCCTGTCTCATTGCAGTTGGCGATGCCTGGAGAGTATCCGGTTGAGGAGAAAAATGCCCCTTGACCTTAATCACGTCGAAAGGTTCTTCTCGAAGCTGAATATCCGCGACCGTGACGGGGGAACCTTCGCACCTTTTCGCCTTCGCCAGCAACAGAAAGAAGTCCTTTCCCTCGCGCAGGCTCACCTCGCTCGCCACCGTCGTTTGTTCATCATCTTTCTCAAGGCTCGGCGCGTTGGGTTGTCTACCCTTGCGACCGGTCTTGGCCAAGCCCACTGTATTGCCCACCCTGGCGCGCTCGCTCGCTGCATCGCTCAGAACGCTGAGGTCGCCGCCGCCAACTTTGCCATGGCCTGCGGATTCCGGGAAGACTGCAAAGACATCTATCCCGGCGCGCCCAAGCCAACCAAGAAGACTCTCATCTGGCCGCACTCGGACGGGCCCGATTCTCAGTTCACTCATCACACTGCGGCCACGGTCCATGGCCAGCGTGGGCTAACCACTTCATTCCTTCACTTGACCGAGGCAGCGTTTTACCCCTACGAAGGTGCGTTCACATCGCTCATGAACACGCTCTCAAAAGATCCCAACAACATATGCTTGATCGAGACCACTGCAAACGGAATGGAGGGTCCGGGAGAAGGTTACTATCAGGCTTGGGAAGCCGCCGTGGCGGGGGACAATGAATTCTTGCCTGTCTTTCTGCCGTGGTGGGACGATCCTGCGTATCAACTCCCAGAAGAATTTGCGCTCGACGCCCCCCGCGACGAGTACGAAAAGTTCCTGATGAACGACATCAAGCACTGGAAGACGGGGAAGCGGGTTCGACTTACCAAATCGCAGATAGCATGGTTTCGCGAAACCCTCTCGACCAAGTGCGAGGGGATTATTGAGAAATGGCGCCAGGAATTTCCGGCAACTCCGGAGGAAGCGTTTGTGGCGACTGGCAACCCCGCCTTCACCATCGAGGAGATGCAGTTCGCGGAGAATTCAGTCGTTAGAATCCCATGGCGAGGGGAGTGCGTACTGTCAGCGGACAACAGGCATGGTGAGCTACGCAAGGATACGGAAGGACCACTGGTCCTCTACGAGACTCCTCAGCCCAAGCACCACTATTTCGCAGGGGTGGACACGGCCCGTGGCGAGGAGTCGACCATGGCTCCCGGCGACTACGCGGCGATTGTGGTCTGGAACGCGGAGACCGGGAACTTGGTCGCAAGGTATGCCTCTCGTGTATCTCCTGAGGAAGTGGCATCGATAGCCGCCGCCCTCGGTTACTACTTCAACAGTGCGATGCTGAACGTGGAACTTAACAATCTTGGCTACACTACAATGCGCGAACTGCGTGACCGGCTGTTCTATCCGCTGCAATATCTCTGGAGAGGAAGAGATGACCGCGCGGATAAGTCCAAGCAGGGCCAGGCATATGGATTCGAGACCTCCGACCGCTACCGGCGCATGATGTTCAATCTTTTCCGCAACGCCCTCCATCGCAAGGAAGTCGTGCCGAAGGACCGCCAGATTGTAGACCAGATGAAGAAAGCGAAGATGGAGATGGGATGGAGGTGGAATGTTCGAGTTGGCCACGACGATATTTTGATGAGCGGACTGCTAGGGTGGATCGCCAAGGAGCAGAATCACCCAACAGCCTGCCGTCCTGTTTCTCCGAAGAACATCATGATGACTAAAGAGGAACTCGAAAACGCAGGGTTCGCTCCCGCCCGAGGTCAAATGCCCCAATGGTTGAAATCTCCGGAAGTTACTGGAATGGGGATGTTGCTGACTACCGGAAATGACCACTTGCGCAAGTTGGAGGTCTACTCGAAGAAAAAGCAGAAGATGAATCGGTTAGAGTGGATCTAGGAATATGATTTAGGTATGGGGGGTCGAGGAGTGATTCAGGATGATCGAACAACAGAGAAATCGCTTATTGATTTCCTTTCCGACGGAACAGGAGGCGGAGACGTTTGCGCGAGTATTGAAACTGCTATTCAAGATGCCGATTTGTCTCGGTCCCCCCGATCCCGCAACCTCCGGGCTACCTTCCGGATTGTCCCAGGAGATCAGGCAAGTGGAGGACCAGGGCCAGATCCAGGATTCCCCGGTACTCGCACGTTCGCGCCATACCGTGTTGACCGAGGAGCGAATGGATCAGATCGCCCAGCAGCGGGCCTCCGGTCAGTCGGCCAGTCGGCGCTTGCTTCGGGCTCAGACGGCTCTGAGGGACGGCGTGCTGCCGTTCAGCAAGCCGGGCCAGGCGCCTCAGCCGTCGGGGCAGCCAAGCCCAAGGATCAGGGCGCAGGCGGAAGGGACGTTCGCGGACGGAGCGCAGGGCGTCCAGCCGGAAGCGGGAAGAAGGCCCAGCAAACTCCGAATCTCCCCAAAGCCATAGCGAAGCTGGTCCCCCGTTCCGACGAACCGAAGGCTCCGTCTAAGTTGGTCCCCACCGAGGCCGAGAGGCAGGACGCCCGGCGTCTGTTCCGTGAGATCGGTCAGCGGTTTAACGACAACCGGAAAAAGTCGAAGACAGCCGCCTACGCAGGCTTCCGTCACGACCTGATGGATAATCTGGATACCCTAGTCATGGGCGGCGCGATCGATCTGAAAGAAGCGACGACGATCATCACCAACCTGGAGCAGTACACCAAAGAGACCGAGGCGGAATCGACAGAGACACCAGCTACCATCCTGGGCCGGTGGCTCAGGATGGATGCGGCTGAGGTGGCTGGGTTGGTTCCTGTGGAAGAAGTTGTGGAAGAAGAATCAGGAGAAGAGATCGACGAGTTGGATGCGGCGACCGATCCAGCGAACGACGGGGACAGCGAAACTGTTTCCTAAGCTTTTGTATCGTGGACCGTCAGCACTGTCCGTGAGGAAGTCGGTCAAGCGGGGGGTCGAATTTTTTGGTGATTTTTCTTTGTCTTAGATTTGGGATGTTTGTGTATCCTGGCGGAAACCCCTGTAATTTTTCGCACTCTTCGGGGGTTAGTCTGCGGACTCGCATAGCCTGAATAACCCCGTTGTGCCTGCGTGAACTGCGGCACATTCACACCCAAGGGGTAACCAGGCTACGCTCGCCGCTTCGATCCCACTGAACAAGCTAATAAAACGCATAAGGGAAGTTTATTGCAAACTTATAGAAACAGCAACCTAATTCTCAGTGTTATCGCAAAATATC